TTTTCCATGTATTCATCGGTCAGGCCAAAAAAAGTCCGCTGAGAGCGGTACCTCCATATCCCGCTCATAATCGCACTCATTACATTCAAAATGCTGTGTTAAATCTACATTTGGCGCGGCAAGACGGTAAGCCAAACGTAAATGACGAGAATCTATCGATGGAATATTATCAACTAAATATTTTTTTGATTGCGAAGAAGTGTCGCCATTAACAGCAACAATCATAGTAGATAATTGTCTCGTTACATTTTTTTCTGTTGCTTGTCTGTTTTTGCGTTCTGCTTCCATTCCAGCAATAAAGGTTTTTTCATCTTTGCCGGTAAACAATCTAAAAGTTACATTAATTTCAGTTCTTGGAAGTTGTACGGTAAATGTGCCATCGCCATTGACTTCTACATCTAATTCTGAAATATCTTCTCCATTATAAACTTTCGCAGAATCTAAATTAAAGGAATATTCCTGTTTTGCCGTACAACCTGGACAGGATACTTGTGTAATATATTCACTACCATAACCTGAAATTCTCGTGGCAATAACAATTGCATTTCGATCACCAACTAAAAGAGAATTAGAATCAATCTTTTTATTTATAATTATACTCTCAATAACACGATCTAATGCAACGCCTTTTTTAAGTAGAGAGCGCGAAGTAAGAATATCTTCTTCCTTGGCGGTCATTTGTTTAATTTCGATTGTTTCTTGTCCGTGAAGGGGATGACCTTCTGAATAATATCTTCCACCTGATGGGAGTTCAACAAATTCTGTTGGTACCACAAAAGAAAACGGATTATCTTGATTTTGTGTCATTACTTGCGGAGGGGGTGATGTGTTTTCTGGGGTACTCGTACCCATTCCCGTCCGATCTCTATTTCTAGCCAATATACACCTCGTTTATTTGTTAGCTAATATCTTTTAAGTGGCGGCGGCTGCTGTCGTGCCGGTCGCGCCGTTATCGAATAATTCGGCCCAATCATATTGTATGGTAAGAGAATATGTTGTTAATTCATCGTCACCATACGCCAGTTCTCCGAATTTAACATCTGAAACAAAAGCATTAACCATGGTCCATTTTTCATTTTGAACGCCATCGGCATCAATCTGTGTTATAATAACCGATCCCAAGCCATTTATGGCTTTATTTTTAGAAACCGTATTGAAGGAACTCGGTCCTCCATTTGGATTGCCGGGAACTTCCCACCCTGATCCTCTTAAGAATTGCCATAACTTTTCCGCCAAATCTGGGCCGCCGGAGACCGTGGGACCAGGATCAACAAGATCAATGGTAACTTCGTTCCATTTTACAGTACCAGGATAATTAAATGTATAATTCAAATAGTTGTGTTGACCGACTTCAATTGTAAAGGACGGCTTTGTTGCCGTTTTGGCATACCAAAGAATACTTGAATCCATGTCGCCCTTCCAGTTGGTGAACTCCACCAGAAATCTGAATTTTCTTTTCGGTTCTTTAATCTGTGCAGGATTTGTTTCTGTCCAAAATGACATGTGTTTGGTACTCCTATAGTCTATTTTTAAATAGTATGGCGGGAAAAATTGTCCCTTTCTTTCTAATCATCAAATGATGCTCCGGTTGACATGACAACAAAGTCAATTGCAATAAATTCAATCGACCGGGCTGGTTTAATCATAATTTTCGCATACATAATATTTTGATCAACCAGATCGGGTGTTGTTGTAGATGAATCCAAGATTAATTTATAATCAGTAATGCCCAATTGAGTTTGCACACCAGATAAGAACGGCTTGACGAGACCGATGAATCGATTCCACGTACTTTGAACGTTCTGATCAAATAAAATCTGTGTTGAGAGAATTGAAATCTGCTTCTTCAAGTAGATGACAAGCCTTCTGACATTAATTCTATCAAGAGCCGAACGACGTTCTTGGAGTGTTTTCTGGCCAAAAACTACAATGCCTGTAGATGGGAAGGATGCAATCGGATTAATTCTAGCTTCGTAAAGCGTATCGCGCTCCTTAGAAGTTAATCTCTCGCTAACATTAACAACTGGAATTCCAGCAGCACCATCAGTTAATCCACCTCTATTGAAGCCGGCTGGTGCAAACCAAAGCTGAGATTTTTTCTCAGAACTGGCCAATACGCCCAACATAGCAACTGTTGGCGGGATCCAAACAAGCTGGCCGCTCATTTCGTCACGGGTTTGAACCCATGGATAGAAAGTTGCGCCATAAGAAGAGTCAACTCTTCTATCTTTTAGAGCATTCGCAGCATTAGTTGGCGTTGTACCAACTCTGTCATTTCTATTGCTCTTATACGCTTCATGCGCCGGGATGTATACATTTGCTAAATCTATTAATGCCAAGGCATCGCCACGCTCTTCGCAAACATTCATCATATGAGTTGTGAGAGAATCATTTGTTAACCCGGGAGCAACTAACATATTCATATCGATAAACTCAGGATCCGCAACTGTATCAATTGCTCTGCGATAGGTGTGGTAAGCATAGCTATTATTCTCCGTAGCGGCGGTAGTCATACCTGCATTTCTTAATGGATCGGGCTGTAAAATATCCCATCCGTCAAAGCCACCCCAAAATGGCGCCGTAAAGCGATCATAGCCGGCATTTAATAGATCTGTATAAGAACCACTAGTCGCTGAGCCGCCGGCGCTATTACGCGAGCCAGATTCATAATAATATCCTGCTGGGGCCCCGGACTGGCCGGCGGATCCACTTCTTACATCATCAAGTGAAAATACGTAAGCAGAGCCGGTTATACCTAGAGCCGGATCTGCGCTGGTGGGATCATCGGCAAAACCTGGAAACCATAATCTGTGGCTATCGGCAACACTTGCATCGGTTCTTGTAGAACTACTAATTCTTGTTGTTTGCATACCAAAGTAAGCTTCTGTAGGATCACTTAAGCCCCCGTCAGAAGCACTATTGCGCAATCTAACAGACGGGAAGACAAAAGAAGCAGTCAGCCAGCTACTATTGCCAAGGAAACGCTCGGAGCCCCCCATTAGTCGAAGATCAAGCCCCCCAACCAAAAACGAGCCGGAAGGGCCTTCCGCCGGAGTTCCGCCGGCGCCTGAGCCGGATCCACGAACCTCTGTTACGGTCTTCATTTTGGGAGGACCAAAATAGCCAAATGGCAATAATGTTGGATCTGTTGCGCCGGCATCTGCATCTGCATTCATATCGATACGAACATATTTAGATCGATTTGGATAATCTCCATATAACTTTAATCTACGCTGTACAGTATCCCAAGTATAGTATTGATCACCAAGTCTGCGTGCGACATAATCGGGAGAGGTTGGATCCATTGTAAGATTATCATATCTTTCTAAAACAACAACTCGATTATCAGTATCATGAAGATCTCTTAAAATAAGCGAGAACGTTCCATAATCAGTTACAGTAGTGGTTGATTGTCTAATTTGAGTGATAGAAACCTTTACATTCTTGTGCAGCCATTCGCCATGGCCGCGGCCCAAGAGACGGAATAATTTTGGCATCGCATTTGGGTGATAAGAACTAGAAACACCCCGGTCTTGTCCAATAAACCAACCAGCAGTAGCCTCGCGAGAAGGTTGGCCTTTCATTTGGGACGGATCCTTGCCGCTAGTAACGCCGCCAGATCCGCTTTGGCCTAAAGCGAGAACAATACCAACTAAATTACTATTAGTTGTAAGATCTCCAAGATTAACACCGGCGCCGTCGCGCAATTCTTGTTCGAATGTCTCGCCAAGCCAATAATCTTCCGCAGAAGCATTAGCATAGAATGTCCCAGGATCAGAACATAATTGTGGATTAGTATTGAATTTCTTGCGAATGAACGTTTCTTTTGTATCATCAAACCCAAATGAGGCAGTCACTGTTCTAGCCGAACCGCTAATAATGACCGTAAAAAGTCCAGTATCGTTTGTTGTAACCATGTGGCTAGCAGCCGCTGTTACTTCAATTCCGCCGCTTCCAGCGTAATAAGTTCCACTCATTTTAATCGTGGCATCATCTAGATAAAAAATAGCACCGAGCGCTCCAGTACCCGCCTGGGCCTTTCCGAGCGTTTTTCCGTCAGTACCAGCACAAACCGATTTAGAAGGAAAAACAAATAATCCCCAAGCACCACCATTGGTGTCCACGTCCGCGAGGCCGCTGGGGCCTGCATTGGTTGTTTTCCAGCCGGCAGCAGAATCGTCCTCGGCGGCATTACCGGCGACTGTCTCTTGACCAAGTAGGCGAATATAAGTTAAGGGAGCCACATTGGATCTAAGGAAAGCCTTTGCAGCATATGTTCCATACATGGGAGACTGATAATTTCCGTCGCGGTACACATCGGTACCCCGGCGCCCAGGAACTGTATCGCCAAACATCGTTACAAAATCAGAATAAGATTCCACTTTAACAGGTTGCATTGCAAGCCCTTTTGTGGCGCGCCCAATAACAACGGGGCCGATTATATCGGCTGTTTTTGGAATAAACGAATTATCAATTTCGTTAATGAACACTCCAGGAGATACAAATTTAAAGTTTTTAACTGACATTATTGATTCCTCGTTCTAAAAAATAGCTTTAATTGCTGCTACAATCATACTTTAAATAGTATTTTGGAACTCAAAAGTCTTCCTGAAGTACAATAAAGTGGCACTTTCACTTCAGGAAGTAATTTTTAGGAAGCCGGCGGGAGTATCGGCAACTAATCCTTCTTGTGGAAATGTGATTTCAACAATATTCTCTTCCACTCTCACAATGGGCCGATCATCGTTTTTTCCCTCGCCAATCAAATATCCCAATATTTTTATTGTTATATCCGAAGTAAACATCCTCAAATCTTCATTCAAGTTAGAAGCGTTATTATTATGGGTAAAACCTTGATCTATGAACGCTTCATATAAATGGCCATTTCTTTTTAAAACAAATGCATTAATTTGGCCAGTTCTGGTCATAAATGGCGCAAGAAGATCATTCATTTGCTGTTGGTATTCTGTTTTAAGGTGAATTTTATATTCAACGTTTATATATACTGGAATGGGAATTGACATGGTTTTTACAATAATCTTTTTGTTTACTCTCGGAAAATACCTTTGTTCGCCAGCTTTATATAAGCTATAATTACTGCGTCTTGTATTTCCAACAACAGCAAAATTCCTTGTTTTGTCCTCGACAATCTTTTTGGCGATGACCATTCTTCCAGTACGGCCATTCTTGTCATTTGAATAGATTTGAGCTTGAAATGAACCTTTTCTAGTTGGATCTTTCGTAACTCCCGTTCTTTCAATGCTTATTAAAGGAAGTTTTAGGGCACCACCATCATCTCTTAAGGATTTCTCATGTTTAATCTGATATGAGCGTTCTGGTGTTTGCCACAATACTGGTACTCTCATCCAGCCCTCATTAGTATCGGTGCTAAGTTCTAAATCCTCTTTTAACCATG